AATAATGATTAATGAGGAAGGATTGGAGAAATGGCAAAGAGAGTATCTTGTTTGGGTTGCTAATAATATTTATAAAGAAGATTTACAAAAATATATTGTTAGAGATGGAAAATATAAACCTGAAACAAAAGCATTACTTAAAAAATGTGCAGAGTGGATTAAACAACATAAAAACATGATCATCTTAAAGCCTTTCACACAGTATACAACCGCTAAAGCAATTAAGACAATAAAGAGATATGCAAGTATGGGTGTTAAATATTTCATGCTTGATACATACAAAGCAGATTCAAAAACTACAAGTAGTGAAGCATTTTGGTTTAGTATGCAACAAAATATGGTAGATATTAATGATGTTATTAAGCCACAATCAAAGAATGTACATATATGGATCACATTCCAATTAGGGAAAGGTAGCGCAAAGCAAAGGTATTTTTGTCAAGATAATATCGGCATGGCTAAAAATATTGTAGATGTCGCATCCACCTGTTTAATGATAAGGCAAGTATATGAAGATGAATATGAGGGTGGGAAGCATGAATTATATGTATATAAGATAGAGAAAAGGAATGGAAATATTGAAACAGAAATTCCAATTAAATTAAAAAAGGGTAAAAATTATCAACTTATTTTCATAGTAAAAAACAGAGAAGGTAGTACAAATTCATTTCAAATAGTAGTTGAACATGATTTATCAAGAAATGTTTATAAAGAATTAGGTAAAACAGTAGTGCCGATTGATTGGTAGGAAAGGGGATATTTAATATTTATGACAACAAACGAACTAATAAAATATATTATCGACAATGATAAAATTGTTGAGATATTGGAATCATTAAAGTGTCATGATATTAAAGAGCATACAAAAGAATACCGTTGTGGTTTACCAAACCATCACAATAAAAATACCATTGTAGTAAATAAGGAAACTGGAAAGATTAAAGTGTATCAATCAGATGGCATTGTGGTTCGTGGTGATATAGCAACCTTATGTATGACAATATTAAATATCTCATTTCCTGAATCAAATAAATATCTACATAAACTATTTGGATTAGAGTATAAATATACTTCTAAAAAATCTAAAGAAAAAGAAATAATTAATGATCCATTAGAGATATTTAAAAAAGTAAAATCAAATAAGATACAATTCGATGTTAATGAAATAGAAATATTTGATGAAAATGCGTTAAAAGATTATATGCCATATCCTCATATTGATTGGATTAGAGAGGGTATAATGCAATGGACTTGCGAAGAATTTAAAATAGGTTACAGCAATGAAAAGAGAAGAATTATCATACCTCATAGATGGTGGTGTGGTAGTGAAAATGATTATGTTGGAATTATAGGCAGAACGACAATTAAAGAATGGGATATGCTTGATATTCCAAAATACTTTCCTTTGAAATCTTATCCAAAAAGTTGTAATTTATATGGGTTACAAGAAAATTATAAATACATACAAGAAGCTGATTATATAAATGTTTTTGAAAGTGAAAAATCAGTTCTTAAAAGACACAGTAGAAATGACAAAACAGGATGTGCAGTATGTAGTCATGAAATAAGTTCCGAACAAGTAAAAATACTTATTTCATTAGATGTAGATATTGTCATACAGATGGATGAGGGAATACCTATAAATCATATAAGACACTTATGTGAGAAGTTTTATAATATCAGAAATGTATATTACGTTTTTGATAAATGGGATTTACTTGAATCTAAAGAGAGTCCTGCTGACAAACAAAATAAAATATATGAATTTTTATGGAAATACAAAGTCAAATATGATGAAAAAGAACACCGAGAATATCTAAAATGGAAAGAGGTAAAGAATTGAGGAAAACAAAACAGGAATTAGAAGCTATTAAAAAGAAATATAATGTACTTGATTTATACTCATGGAGTAAATATAATACCGCCAAGAACGATTTATTTGAATATTATCTTAAGTACATACGTCATATCAAAGAAGATAGAAAAGACGGAATTTATTCAATTTCTGGAAATGTTTGCCATACGACTCTAGAACGATTTTATGGCAAACAGATTAAATTTGAAGATATGATTATGGAATATGAAAATTCATTGTTTGGTTTTAACTTATCTGAACTAAAATATGATAGAACTAATGAAGAAAAAAACAAATTAATTGCAGATAAGTATGAAGCCTGTTTAAGACATTTCTTTAAAAAACATCAAATAATCGATAAAAAAGTAGATATTGAGCGATTTATTGTAATAAAAATAGGAAAATTAATCTTTCAGGGATATATAGATTTTCTATTTAAAGATGGTAAAGACTTTATTATTACTGATTGGAAAACATCAAGTATATATACTGGTAAGAAAATTGATAAGGAAAAAGGGCAGTTAGTGTTATATGCAGAGGGAATTAGACAATTAGGTGTGCCATTAGAAAACATAAAAATCAGATGGGCATTTCTTAAATATGTTACTGTTGAAATTATGCAAGCAAATAAAAAGACTACTAATAGAAATATAGCAAGACACGAAATAGGAGAATGTTTAAAAAGTAATGTTAAAATGTGGCTTAATAAAACAAAAAGATATACAGATGATGAGGTTGAAGCATTTTTAGACGTTATGGTTTTTACAAATAGTATCGATAATTTACCAGATGATGTAAAAATAAAGTATATAATTAATGATTGTTATGTTAATATTCCTTTTAATCAAGAAGAAATCGACATTTTAAAAGAGGATATTATGGATAAAATAATTGATTTATCAAAAAAAGAAGCATTATATAATAAAACACAAGATGAAAAAATATGGTGGGAAGAAATTACAGATGAAAAATCATATTATTTTGCTAATTTAAGTGGTTATAGCAGTTTTTTGCATAAGCCATACAAAGAATATTTGGATAAATTAAATATGTTTAAAAATAATTCTGATAATCAAGATAATAGCAATGAAGAAATTGATGAAAATAATGTCAGTTGGTTAGATCAGATATAAAGGAAGTGAAAATTATAAATAATTATATAGTTTATCATTTGCATGACGATACCAGTAATTGCAATGGTTACTCAGACTCTTGTACATCATATAAAGATTATATAAAATTAGCCAAAACACAAAAAATGAAAGCTATTGCCTTTTCAAACCATTGTGGAATTTATGATTGGGTTAAGAAAAAGCAGGAGTGTGATAAGGCAAAGATTAAGTATATTCATGGAATTGAATTAACTATGTGTACTGCATTTGAGAATGACGAGAGAGGTTATCATATAGGATTGTATGCAAAGAATTTTGATGGCGTGTTAGAATTAAATTTATTGCAATCTAAAGCTACATCAAAAGGTGTGAATGAAGATAAAACTGATAGGCACTTTTATTATAACCCTAGAATATCAATTGAAGAATTAATGAATACAAGCGACAATCTTATAGTCACAACAGCTTGTTTGGCTTCAATTCTATGGCAATCAATAGAAAAAACTAAGTTAATACAACAAAATAAAGATATATCTATTGAACAAAAAGATGAACAAATTGATTTTTTATACAATCAGAGAAGTAATCTATTAATATGGATGTCAAAAAATAATAAGAGATGTTTTTTAGAGATACAATATCATAATTGTGATAGTCAAAAGGAATATAATAAATTGCTTTATGATTGGAGTATTCAATACAACATTCCATTGATTGCTGGTACGGACACCCATTCATTAAATAAATATAAAGCAGAATGTAGAAAGATTCTTCAGAAGTCAAAGGATAGTTATTATGGAGAAGAGGATGAATTTGACCTAACTTGGAAAACATATGATGAATTAGTAGAAGCGTTTAAAGTTCAAAATTGTTTACCAGAAGATGTTTATATGCAAGCAATTGAAAATACAAATAAGTTTGCAGATATGGTTGAAGATTTTTCATTAGATAAGACTTTTAAATATCCTAATTTATATGGTGATAATGTTAGTGAGTTATTTAAAACGAAAATATTAAGCAAATATCAAGAAAAGGCAAATAAGAAAATTATTGATAAATCCAATCCAAAATATAAGAAGAACATAAAAGAAGAATTTTTAGCATTTAAAAATCAAGGCATGGAAAGTTTTTTATTGTTTATGTCTGAATTAGTTGATTATTGTAATGCTAATGATATACCATATGGCTTTTGTAGGGGTTCTGTTGGTGGTAGTACGATTGCTTATATGCTTGATATTATAGATGTCAATCCTGTTATATGGGATACTGTATTCTCTCGTTTCTGTAATGCAGACCGTATATCGTTGGCAGATATTGATATCGATTTTTCACCAAAAGATAGAGTAAGGGTTTATGAGTTTATTATCAAGAAATTTGGCAATAAAAATACTGCATATATAGCACAATTTGGAACATTAAAAGATAGAGGAACTATCGATGTATTAACTAAAGGTTTAGATTATACAGATTTAGTTGCAGTTGCAGCTATCAAGGATGAATTTGAAAAGATATTTTCTGAATACAGTGATATTATTCAATCAGAGGTTAATCTTGAGGAATTAGATTTAGATAGTTCTTCAGTAGATTTTGATAATCATGATATTTATATTAATCAAATAAGAAAAGAACAGGCTATTAAAAAGGCAAATAAACTTAAACAAGCATTTCAAACCTTAAAAGATAATAATAAAGAGTTGTTTTATTACTTTGACGGATTAAAAAACACAATTGTTTCAAAAGGACATCATCCTGCTGGTATTATTGGAAGTCCTATCACCTTACCAGATAATTTAGGAGTGTTCTATGGAGATGGTAAAGAGGATTATCCAATAGCCACTTGTGCCATGAAGGCTGTAGATTCCTTAAACTATGTAAAGTTTGATATATTAGGACTAAAAAATGTAGGAATAAT